GCCATTTCTCCAACAGCTCATAATTAAACCCGGGCAACACCGCGTCGGTGTATGCACGCATCCAGGGTTCATCTGCATTTGGCCACTGCACAGAATCCTTATAACGTGACCACCATGATTCACGTAAAAAGGAGTCACTTAGCTCTTCACGAGTTAGCAACTTGACTGTGCGCTTGGTTGTCTCGACGAGGACGCTAATGATCGGCGTATGTGGATCTGTCATAGACAACGCCGTCATCTTCTCACGCCAACGCGTCAGTTTTGCGTCTTCCGTGGGGGGGAGCGTAACGGTAACATGGATCTTGGACAACGTGCGCTTGATGTCACACATACTGGATGGTGAGCCCAACCAGACAGATGGCCCAAAAACCCGTGCAAGAAACGTGACACCTGACTCGCCTCGTTTGTGCGTTTGGCACTCGAGACGCAGGCCCAATAGATTCGCCACTGTTTCATGAGCTTGAGAGTCCATGTTTCCGGTTAAACCGTCATCACCGCCGTAAATCCCATTACGCTCGAGCTGACGTATGGCCCCGAGGTGGTCATAACCACACTCACGGTAGGTGCAATATGCAACGAGCGCGTTATCCCAAGTGTTCAGGAACGCTGTCTCGGCAGACCCGGAGCCACGCTGTGTCCTCGTCTTGTAGAAGTGTCCACGAGTAGTCACCGCCGACAGATAATACTGTCTTGAATGAAGCCGGCTAACTTCCTCACGGAACTCCTGCGCGTAAGCACGGACCAAGAGTTGGCGCTCCTTAGCTCGCAACCAACCCGAGATCGTGCCGTCGAACACCCCGTAGTCATCCTCATCAGCTGTGTCACACTTGCTGCAAATATCTGCAACACGAAGTGCGATGTCCTGGGGCGTCTTACCGAACGCATACCAGGGGAACCCTGACATGTAGTCAGCGAGTGGATAGATGTACTTCGAGTACTCATCTTTGTCCACCTCATTGTACGTGCTGATGACGCGCGCAGCTTTCGGTCGAGCATATGGCTCTTTCTTTAGGAAGCTCTTAATCAGGATTACTGGCCAAGGTGTCCAACCACCTTTGTCCAGCAGTGCGCGTTGTGACGGTCTGTTCTGCCTCTCCCTCACCTCGTCCTCTGACGTTGGTGTGAAGGTGCCCGCTTCTTCGCCCAGAGTGTATCCAATAAAATCTCTGGCGTACTTATCGAAGCGGGTAGGCGGGGTGCTCACGTTGGCCGGGTCCAGCACACGCCTGTTAACTGCGTCCTCCTCATTATCTCTACTTTGAGTGGGCGCCCATGCGGCGTGTATGATGGGACTTGCAATAGGTACCATGCTCGGCTTAGCTTCATCACTGGGATAAGTGAGCAGGTTCTGATAACTTCTAACTGACTCAGATAACTTATGAACAGTATATTCTGGCCGCCCCATTTGCTGCAAGTAGAAGTCACACAAAACCAATGCTCTCCGTTTGTCATCCATGGTCCGATCCGGTGTGGTTCGGTCGCCAAAATAGGCAAGAACTTGACCCAAGTCAAGCCTAGATTTGGATGCACGAGAGAGCGTAGCTATGGCTAAGTCCGTGCTGGTGTCGACGTTGCACGCAAGCTCCGTACCAACCCGCGCGGTGCTAAAATACACACCATCGGGGCCAAAAACCCGCAATCTAACATAATCTCCGAGGACAGGCCTCAGATAGTCAAAAACGGGGGCACTGAGCGTGAATCGCGCCAGGATGGCGAACAATCCGCGAGTGTACAACGTTGGCTGCAAGTAGATGAGCTGATGGTCAGCATCAAGCTGTTTCCGTTCCACAAGGTAGCATATAGTCACCGGCAACCACGACTCCCACGAAGGAAGCCACCGCGTGACCATGAACGAGTCAGAGTTATAGTCCCAACAGTATCCAACATAGTTGGCACCACCATGGACACTATACTCCATCTTGTTGTCGTGGAAGAATC